CCTGTAAAAAAGCCTGCCCCTCGGTGGATCGCTCCGTCCTGTCTATACTGAGCTCCTTCGAGATTTTGAGCGCAAGACGCTTCATCAAAATCTGAGATCGCAGTGCATTAGACATTTTTTCATTAATTTTCATGTAAAGTTGAATAGACCCCAAAATTCCAGTACCGGCTGAAAGTACAGCGTTGAGTATACTCACGTAACGCTGTATTAGAAAGTCATTAAGAGAAATTGCCGTAAGAGCATTTATTGAAGACACCACCAATATAGGTATATTGAATCGAGACGACAGTTTGTGATAATACTGATAGTCTTTATTGAAGTATGAACCGTATGCATTGCATTGCTTCTCGATTTTAGTCAAGAATTCTTCCTCTTTGTCATGCCACGGATCTTCACGCATCTTAATAGTAATCTAGAAAAACTTGGAATCTGACGCGACCTCGAGGATGCTCCCGATTCGAGGTGGCAATTTACCGCGGGCATTTTTGTAAATCATGTTGAAGATTGGGTTGGTATTCGTAATCACAATTTTTTCCAGAATACCAATATCAGGTCTGATTTCAAGGCACATGTTAATAAGTTCAAGTGCAGTTTGGAGATCGAGTTTGGAAATAGGTACACCCTTTAGGTTGATCTCGATAATTTCAGTGAACTTGTGTTTAATAACGTAATCATCAAGTTGCTTAATGACGGGCTTTACTGTCAGCATGAACATCTCCTTTTGTGCTGGCGTCTTTGGTTGGCGCTCAAGATATTTTGTAACTAAAAATTCTATATGAAGATGTGTTCCTTGTGGGTAAAACATAAGGAGGTCCGTCATTCTTATCAGAACAGGTCTCTGTTTTTTTATCTGTCAGTTATTAGCAGTGATGTACGCGTATTGCATCAACCTCGAACGGCGTCCAGACCGCCGTGCCGAGGCCGAAAGCGAGTTCGATAGGGAAGGTCTGTCTGTCGAGTTCTTTCCCGCAACCGACGGGAAAATACATGCTCCTGAAGGGATCAGAATATCCAAACCTGAATGGGGTTGTGCCGATAGTCACATTAGGGTTTGGAGGGATATTGTTCAGAATGGTCACCCGTATGCCCTTGTTTTCGAAGATGATGTTCAGCTCCTTCCCAATTTTAATTTAAAATTGAAAACCATTCTAGAGGAGCTGGAGTCTCTCCCGACGGAGTGGGATTATGTAAATCTGGGTAATATACAGTGGGACATAAAATATGAACAGGTCACACCCTCTCTTTTCCATGGAGCGTCATGGGGAGCCCATGCGTACATCATCAGCAATAAGTGCGCGACACACATGGCCATGTGGGATGCCAAAGATCTCAAGTACGGGATAGATTTACAAATAGCGCGCAGCCCTATATATATGCTATCCGTTAATGAACCCATTGCTAATCAAAGTTCTTATCCAGGGGGTGGCGTGTCTTTGCTAACCTCGGTTGAAAAGGGTGATATAGGATTTCAACGGACGGCAGATTGGGACTTTTTGATAAGACATTTTATTCAAAATATAGATATAGTTGTTCTATTCATCATACTCCTGTGCCTTCTGCTCATATGGAGAAGAAATTAGTCTGACCATTTTTGGAGGTAAAAAAGGTCTAAGTGCGTTAAAAATCGAATTGAATATTGGTCCAGAATTGGAAATTTCACAGCTTTGGACGAATGCACATTCATTTGAACATTTATACAATTTCCAAATTAATTTAGAGAGCGAAATTAGATTTATTTTATAAAAATTAACTCCTTCTAGATTCGCTACACACACTTGAGACACGTTGCGTTCTTCACACATGCGGGTCACTTGTGCGACCACATCTATAACACGTTCTGCAAATTCATTTGGATATTTTGTATGATAATCTATTAGCTTGTCGACGAACACCTCGACATGTACGACGGTGCCATCTGGATAAAATTTAATCCAGTCGTATTCCATAATTTATTGAGCACACAATTTCTCTATTACTTAAGCGCTGGGGGTTTTGGGACTACTGGGACGACCGGCTTGGCGCCGCCCCGCGACATTGCGTAACCTATCATGGCGAGAATCAGCAGCATAAGAACCACTATACCTATGATGACTCCATTTGATAGACCCTTCTTCTTGCATTTGCCGTCTTCGTCTATACCCTCACCGGAGCAACAATCCTCCCCATCAGTTTTGGCGGACACTTCACCATCTGCGATGCAAGCGGTTGGGCCAGATGATGTCGGTGCCGCCGAGGGTCCAATAGTGCTTGATGGAGAACGTGAGTATTGCGACTGTACAGCGGAAAGTGGGGAACTGCTCATATCATCGTCTGGTTCCAGCATCGCGGATGGCGCCGTAGTCGTTGTGGAAAGTGGAGAGCCGCTCATGTATGAGGTAGGTGCGGCCATCGTAGAAATAGGGGAGACGCTCATGGATGAGGTGGGTGCGGCCATCGTAGAAAGTGGAGAGCCGCTCACAAATGCGAGGGGTGGCGCCGCGGCTGGAGGAGCGCTCCATCCTGGTGAGTCGCAAAAAACTTGAATGCTATTTACTGTGGATGCCGCCTTGCCGCGAATACCCTTTACCTTCTGTCCTTCTGGGCACGCAAAAGTCGCTGATTGGGGGTTGGGAATTGATCCCGTGCCTACTGGTATATTAGGTTGACCATTGCACGTTTGACCAATACGTCCTATTGTGCTTGATGAAGAGATAACATTCACTCCATCAATCCCTCCCTGACAATCTCCTGGGCCGCGCCCCTCCCCTCCCGTCCCACCGGACGACCCTAGATTGGTTCCATCCGTGCATTGGGCTGCAATAGATACCACACCACCAGCCTGAGTCCCGTATATATGGCTTATATATGTACCAGAAGGGCACGTCTTGTCGAAATCGGCACCCACAGTGCCACCGTAAACGGGCGACGCGGCCGATGCCATTTATTATTCACAAAGAAAAATTATCATATCTCGTATATGTTTTGGAATAATCAAACTTATCGGCCTGTACATGCTTCGAAACAAAAAACTCGAGCCTATAAACTGGATCTGTCTGAGAAGAACATCTTTCTTAGTGTGTTCATTTATATCAATCAATAGCTGAGTTATGTTACGTAGATCCAACCGAAACAATTTGGCACCATGTAAATCTACTTTAATAATCATAGCTCTAGAATTGATGCGAAACTCCTGAATAAGTTCCTCTATATGTTCAAAAGTTATAGGAACATATTCCTTGACTCGTATTGTTATGTAAACCGTGAGATCCTCGTCCCACGTCCATTCCATAAAATCCTTGATGTCCAACATCTAAATATATACTAGATTATTCTTCACGATACCTGAAGCACTCCCATAGGTGCTTGTGTTCTTTTCGTGTTGATAAAGCCGAGAACTCGTCGATCGTGTATTCATCCCCCATAGACCTGTTGCATTTGGAACAAATTGGACGCAAGTTATTCAGATCTGTCGCACCCCCTTTGCTTTCGGGAATATTGTGACCCACCTCGAAATTAAAGGGCGTCATGACGTTTTCGCACCACGTGACGAGGCACTTGTGCTTGAAGAGCCTGTCGCCACAAAACATGAGCCATACTTGCTCACGCAAAGCCAAGGGGATTTTAGCTTTCATATAAGTAATTTAGTTAAAGTCTTTTTAAGCGGGTTTCGCTTAAAAAGACTCTCCCAGCAGGGTTTGAACCTGCGACTTTGAGGTCCCAGTTAAATTGAAAATTTAACAGCCTCACACTCTACCAACTGAGTTATAGGAGAACGGGCCGAAGCCCACTGCTTCCGATGAGTTTTGATCTCATTACCTCCCGCTCATTCGGGTCGAAAACTTTGTTTTCTCCTACTAAACGAGTGCTCTACCAATTGAGCTACGGAAGCGCTAGAGGTTCCAGTGAGAATCGAACTCACATTACGAGATTCAGAGTCTCGTGTACTAACCGTTATACGATGAAACCTTTAGTGACCTTGGCGTGTGTCGATCACGCCACCTTCAGATCTTCAGTCTGACGCTCTCCCAGATGAGCTACAAGGTCTGCGTACACTGGGAATTGAACCCAGCCTTGAACCTTGGAAGGGTTCTGTACTAACCACTATACTATGTACGCGTGTCTGACCTGCCGGAATCGAACCAGCGACCTAAGGATGATTGACCATCCAATACAGGCTTGGGTGCCTACAGTCCTTCGCTCTACCAATTGAGCTAAGGTCAGATATTATAACAATTTACAAATTTTATGCGAAATTAACGCAGTGACCTTGGCGGGACTCGAACCCGCGACTTTGGGCTCGCTCTAAACAAACATAAGACCCACACTCTAACCAACTGAGTTACAAGGTCGGGAGAGACTAGAAGGCACACACTCTATCCATCTGAGTTACAAGGTCTCAATTCATAGTATAAATCTTACGAACTGCGTGCGGTGGGGCGCGGCACCCAGGACACTGGTCCTTGTTGGGTGTGCGCACCCAACACCGCTCGCAGATGACGTGGCCACATGGGTCAATAAACAAGTCAACAAGACGGTCCATACATACAAAACACGTGAATTTACCGTACCTTTCTGAGTTCGTGTCCATCAGCACCTTCTTCATCGCCTCTACCCTACCCGCTAATTCGCTGCATTGTTGAGTCAGGGCGGTGGCGCCCTCTTCCGACTCGTGATTGTCTATTAGTTCTGTGAGCTTGTCCTTTAAGCCTTGAGAACTCACGTTATCGATCATCATTTTCATGACGTTCAATTCTTCGTTGTGCGCTTTCAACTTGGCGTGAGTTTTGGTATATTCCGCCCGAGCCTTTACGAATTTTGTTTTAAAATTGCCAAGATCATTTTCAAAGTTTTTCCATTCCTCATCCAGTTCACATGGGGTTGGTGTGATGGGTTCGGACATGGGGGTGGTCAACATAGTCTCGAATAGGCTTCTAGGATCTATATATGCGAAATTCATCTGATGTATAATCAGGTAAAAAGCAATTCTTTTAACCGCGGATAAAAATGTATTCGAATATTAAATGAAGGACCTTCAGCTGATGATGATGTTCATCATAGGTATCGCCCTCGTCCTGTTTGGGCTCCAGCTGTTTCTACAGAAGGACAAGCGCCAAGTGGCGTCAGAGATGCTCAAGGCGGCGACCCTCATAATGACTGGTCTATTCATGATATACTATTGGCAGATGCAGACCCCAGGAAGTGCTGGCGGGCTCCGCCCAATCATGCCTTCCGGCCTCGGGGGGTACTGAAGCAAAAACACCCCTTAGAAACCGGCTCATTATCTACGTGAATGAATTTACAAAATGAATTCATCAGGCCCGAATCACGGATAGACATGAGTTCTTTTTTCAAAATCTCTGGGAAATTTACATCCTTAATCAAGAGCTCAACGATTGTCGATACATCGTTCCGCTGCTTGTACAGCGCCTCCACGACGTGAAGACCCGACGTAAAGTCTTGGAGCTTCAGGTCGCGTAAAATCCGTTGATTCAGAATGTTCCTCGCGCCATCGAGGACGTCTTCTATAGAAGACTCGGGCATCAGAGACGAGACGGCCTGTGTAAGGGCCGCCCCCTCCAGTCCCTTCTGATGCACAAGAGCGTCCATATTTAATTTATGATACTAATATAAATGCAGGATCTAGACACGCTCTTCGTGATTGTGTTTATTCTACTTCTTGCTGCGCTCAGCGTCTCTAACTTTATCGAGTACCGCTCAAAAGGCCAGAGCCAAGTTGGGCAGGCATTTTTCGCAATTTTGTACATGTGCGGCGCGATCGCACTTGGTGTATATAAGATTAAGAATCCTTGAATACTTAAATGCGGCATCTCATCGGACATATTGAAGGAGTGTGGGTGTCAAAATCAGAACATCTTCAGCGTATTATGATTAGAATCGCTCAAAGATGTGGTTTCACAGTAGTGAAGCACGCCTTTCATCAATTCGAACCCCACGGAAGCACGGGTGTGCTCGTCCTCGCGGAGAGCCATTTCAGTGCACACACATATCCCGAGAAAAATATGATTTACATTGATGTTTTCTGTTGTGCTTCTAATTTTGATCCAGAATTCTGTGCAGTCGTCATAGAGGAGGAATTTTCAGCGACAAAGGGAGTATGGAAAATCATTTCGCGCGGAACACAAGATAAGTAGCGATTGCTGCGATTAGAGTCCAGCCAAATATATGATCAACCTTATTCATCTGCTCGATTTTCTCAGGTGGCAAGGCGTTGAACTCATCCTTGTACCCTTGGGGCTTGAACGGATTCCAAATGTAACGACTGAAAGGACCAGCATGGGGTTTCACCTTATTTTCACAGTTGTATGAATAATCATACCAAGCCATGGCTATATACGGAAACCATAAAAGGAATACTAAAATCCAGCGATTCTTGGGAGGTAAATACCAATAACCACTCGCAAGAATGACTGTGAAAATTACGCATTTTATATTGAATTCAAAGGGGAAACCGGGAAAGAGTCCACCGGCCATTTATATATTTCAATTTAAAATTCGATCCCAAGAGCCTTGATCGCTCTTGGGCCCGAAGGCCTCTTTTTGGATTTCGCGTTTCGCGGGGGCCTGAGTCGCAAGTACTACGTACTTGGTCCGTTTAATTGGAGAAGGCAAGGCCACCCATGCCAGACTGGATGCGCAGGATGTTGTAGTTCACCGCGAACATCTTCTGCAGGGTGTTGTTGCCCTCGGCCTTCAGGTTCAGTGCGACCTGAGCGTTGTCAATGCGAGAGAAGTTGCAGGTGCCGGTTGGCTGGTGCTCCTCTGGCTGCAGAGCGAAGGAGTAGGCGTAGATGCCTGGGTAGGGCACGCCGGTGTGGTACACGTATGGCTGGTACTGGTTGAAGTACTTGCCCAGCTGCTCCTTGAAGCGGTCCTGACCGTTCAGCACCAGCTTGAAGTCCTTCAGGGGGCCAGTCTCGTAGCCAGCGGCGCCGGTGACGCGGGTACCCTCCTCAACCCAGAACACGTTGGCCACGCCAGACGTGTTGGAGAACAGGTGAGGGCAGCCCACCTCGTGAGGCAGGAAAGCGCTGCATCCACCCGCCGCGCTTGCGTTCACGGACACGTTCACGTTCGCCACGGAGGTGGAGAAGTTCCACATGCTGTTGTAGCTGGTGGAGGTGGTGTTGGCGTAGCACCAGATCAGCTCCTTCACTGGGTGGTTGAAGGACAGACGCACGGTGCTGGAGCCGGTGGCGGCGATGGAGTCGCCACCGGTGTGCTGCACCTGCTCGATCAGGTACTCGTGGCCCTTCTGGGCGAAGCGGCGGCGCTCCTC